GTGTCTTTGCCCTATCAAAAAACCTACCCCCCTTAGATGAATTGCAACTAGAACATAATACTTCTAAATTATTAGGATTATCATCGCCACCTAATCTGCGTGGCACTATATGGTCAACGCTTAGGCGCTCCTCAGTTCCACAGCGTTGGCAACATCCATCTCTTTGAATGATCGATTGCCTTAACTTACGCCAAGCATTAGTAGATCCCTTATCACTTAACTTACTCATTGCCACCCTTTAGTCTTGAGATGATGCAATGCTTTGCAATAGTCCGGGATCTCATAATCTAAACCATATCGACTAGATACATAATACCAATACATGTAGAACTGGTAATCGTATGGCTTACCTTTAACTGACTCACTCTTAATCTGATAATAACCATGAGTCTGTTTAGTACCTGACTTATTACCAATAGCATTTATATTCCAGGATGATTCTCTATGAACTATCTGGTTATGACATTGGTATTGCTTATCTGTTAATTGATAGTTAGCCAATTCTCTTAGCTTCTTATTTGGCACTATTGAAGCCTCTAATCTAGGCAATACTGCGCTAGATAGAGATATCCCAATAACAACGGCTAACACACGCGCTACGCCTTTCAGGCGCGAGTTGAAGCCTTGATGGCTTCTAGCCGATAGTGTACCGAACGCACTCTGCATTTGAGAGAAAGTCCTGCTCAATGGGCGTGTCATTTTACTTATCTGTCGAATAAAATCCAGAGCCTTTAAACTGGATACCGAAACTGCTATAGATTTTACGCATCGGTTCATGACATAACGGGCATTCAAGTTCTTGATCTGCATTTATTGGAAACTCCTTTTCATAACGAGTATTGCTTTCGCATCGATCGGTATTGGTGCATTCCCACTCATACACAGGCATTATTTAGCCACTCCATGTACTGACTGCAGATGGCTCAACATCATTCTGCTTACTTCTATCTGACCCAAGAAGCCATAAGCCGATAACAGCGAATAACCGCAGAAACAGGTGTGAGCAGCTTTAGGTAGCACATTTCTTTCATCGCCTGCTTTTGGCATTATTCATCCTCACAACTCAAGCAATGAGATCGCGATAAGACATAAGCACCGCAACCCTTGCATTTAGATATATCAACATCGGTGTATAGATCTTTGCGACCTTCGAACCCGGCGGATTTCAGTAACTCCACCAGATCGCCTAGGCGGAGCATGGCAACATAATCCTCAGCATGTTCACCTTGTCCATTAAGCCTAAAGCAAGCAAACCCCAATAAGCCGCTCTTGGCTGTCCTAGTTTCGATCTGGCGGAGTGTCCCTGACACATCGAGTCCTGTACGCGCTTTAACCTCGCAATCGAACGGAACATTGAGGATATCGCGGCCATTACCTCGACCAACTGAAGCGCCTTCCCAAGTGCGCCTCAGAAACTCTGCTACTACACGCTCGGTTCTAAAACCTCGGTGTTTTCTACTTTGAGACATTCTGCTCCAGAGTTACTGCATGGCAATCTGGACATGACCAGGTAAAGCCAGCCGATAAAGATCCACCAGTTATGACGATCTCTGATACATCGAATTCACGATTACACAGACAGCATCGAGTAGTAATTCCTGAAGCTTTAACGCTTTCTCGGATCTTCTTGTAGTGTTCAATAACATCGACATCAGGGAATGACTCCCATTCACCGTCTTGATTCATAAATTGTAGGCTGCTCATTAACCTCTCGCCTTCTGCTTCACCCATTTACCATCGCGGTTAATCTCTAACCACACAGGCTCGCACTTCTCTAAGAAGCCACCAGCAGGGTTTTGGCATCTGAACTGCGCCCAAGGCTTGTTATTTTTCTTAGACACGCCTTCGCTAAACGCCATAACTCCATGTTGGCAGGTTGGAATATCATCATCGATCTTAGTTCCCTGTAGCACATTTTCAATAAGTGCAACTGCCTCACTAGCTGTGGGTGTTGGATGAACTTCTTTAGTTGTCCAAAGATCATCCTCGACCGGCATTGTTATCTTGTCTGCTAACTTCTCAGCGAATGGCTTTGGTTGTCCTTGATTGACTTTTGCCATTTCTTCACGACTAGGGCGTTTGCCTTTCGAAGCATAATTTGCGTTAGCCAATGCACGACCAATCGCACTCGTCTCGCAATTCTCAAGCGCCGAAGTAGAATTAACTCCTCGCGTACTAACGGTTTCCTCTGCATAGCCAGTTGTCCAAGGCTGTGCATCCACTTCAGTTCGATAGATAGCAGCCTGAACAATAAAGCGCTGCAAGGTATGCTCAACGAGCGTAGTATAAATTCGACCATCTGGATGTTCCTTCCAAAACTTCGCTAGGCGTTCTTCGACTGTTTCATAATCTTCTAAATTAAACATAAAGTTCATTCTCCTCTGTTGCTAATTGACCAGCGATTGCGAAGTACGCCGCACCGTCGATGAAGTTGTCCACTTTTGGAGTTTCCATACTTCTTGCGACTTTGACCAACGCCAGACACATTGCAACCTGGTGTGGGTGAATTGGCACTTCAAGGTATGCAGCCCAGAGGGATGCGGTTCTCGACATATTGTCCGAAGGATGTCCGTAGTCAAGACCACGATCTTGGATGATGGCTCTAGCTTCTGTAAGGTAATCATTTGCATTCATGCTCTTACCTTATCGCGCTGATCGTAAAACTTGCGCATAGCCCGGCGGCCTTCTCGATAACCAGCATCTACGCCCATTGAATAGAAAAAAACTACTGTTGCTAACCAACCGACCATCAATAAGCCGATTTCATAGATATTCATATTGCTCCCGATCCGTCAGAGTTTCTGACTTCTTGGAATAATTGTTACATGACTAGCAGACAGAACCGCGATCATTTAGATAACGAAACGGTAACAATTCTTGGTCATCAACATGGTCATCGATTGTCCGATTGATGTCTGGCCAATCATCTAGCCCTGCCATAGCGCCTTCCATGAACTTGGAATGTTCCATCCTTTTCGATGTAAATCAGGTCTACTTGGACATTCTTGCCATTCTCGGTAACGATGGCGAAGGCCTGCTGCCAATTAGGCGTGGAGACGTATTTAGCGGCTTTTAGATCCATTGCATGTCCTACTTCAACTCCATGGAGAACGCGCCTTAAAACGCCATTAGAAGCCTCAGAAGAGGCACTTCTTCCCGCTCTATGGGTATGCCCCATAATTACGCTCTGGCCATGGCGTTTAGCCTGGTTGAGCGCTGATAGTCCAGGGTTAGGGTTTAGGCTGCCAAGATCCCCATGAATGGCAATCCAGCCCTTAGCGATAGGCATTGGCGTTGACCAAAACTTGACTCCCATTTCATCAAGTTTTAGAAACTTCTCGAACTTTAATTCTGGCAGGGATAAGAACGCTGGGATCTTCTTCATAATTACTTTGTAAAGTCGATCCGTATGGTTACTTCGAACCATGTGGGCTTCTTTGGAATACTCGAATAGCGACCATAAAACATCAACTGTCCGATCGCGATCCTCAGCTAAAGTCTGTTCGTACCAGCCCGGGGTATTTTCTGTCCATCGGCTGATTTGTGGCAAGTCGATTTCATCTCCGATAGTAAGGACAGCATCGGGCCGAAACGCTTTAATAAATAAACTGAGATTGCGTACAACATGAGAGTCTTCGTAGGGACATTGCAAGTCTGGAATGACTACGGTTCGCTTCATTAATCCTCATCATCATCATCGTCATAAGGTATGCGGTCGGGTGATAGCGGCAGCCAGTTAGGTGCAGGGAGAATGGTTGCTGGGTAAGTAGCAGGTTCTAGAAGTATGGCTAGGGCTAATTCAACCGTAAAGCCTGATCGTCTTAAAGATTTATAGAACTCATTAAGCCCGATGCAGTACTGATCAAGCATAGAGTAAGCCTCTAGATCGATAGCCTTTTTGCGCGCCATGAGATAAGTGTTACTTACCTAATAGTTCAATAATAGTATCGACACGCGCTTCCAGTCGATTAACTTGATCTTTGATAGATGATCCACTATTGGGCTTTAATTCATTGAGGTAGTGCTTGACTAAGAACTGCAGCATCGCAGTAACACCACCCAGAACCGTTACGATCGCTACTGCAATAGCAGCGTAATCCTGAGGACTCACCGTTTAGGTGTCGCATATCCGAATACTCCAGCAAGAACAGCCCATAGAATTGAGCGGTAATCTGCTGCGAAGTTAGATGCAGCCCAAGCAGACAGGAATGCTCCTGCTGTTAGTACGAGTGGATTTTTCATATTCATGATGTGCCTCCTAGTAACGGTATATTAAAGAACGAACCATCTTGATCACCTTTGATACTGAATGAGACATGCATATGATGGCGATGCTTGTTAATCCCAGTATAAGTTCTCCAGCGCCAAGCGCTCTTGGCTGAACAGATCTTGGACTCGAATATGATGTACTTGATGCGCTTATCGGTCTTGGCAAGGAGTCGAAGTTG